CAAGTTCGAGCAAATCCATGAACGCCGAAATTCTTCCACGCGAATAATTCTGCTGCGCTACCGCTGTCTCCGTGGTGGGAATGTTCAGCACAACGTCACGGGATTCCTCCTCCACCTTGAGGCGGAGATCCGCCAGCAGCACCGCCCACTCCTGCCCCTGGACCAGCCCCTCCACCGCTTGCTCGCTGCCGAACAAGTTCGGCCATCTTTTGGATGTCGAGGGGTCCGTTGCCGCCAGCAGCGGGTGCTCCGGGTTCTTGCGTTTTGGCATTTTTCACGAACTCCTCAATCTCTTTCAAATCCGGGATAAATTCCTGTGGCTGCTCGGAAATCTGGAACTGCCGCACAATTTCCTGCATCAACAAAGTTTTCGAGATGATTACTGACAGCAGCCATTTTTTGTACGGGTCGGGAACTGTCGCGCTCATCAACGCCTGAATCTGTGTACTGGTTTCCTTGATGTATCCGCTCACCGCTTGGTTGAGGATAATCAGGTTTTGCTTTGTGATCTCCCGATTCATGCTAGCCGTGGCGGCGCGCAAAGAAATCTTCAAGTCGCGGCTGAGATGGTCCGCCAACGCAGAGGTCAACAGTTGTTCGCTCAGTCCGGCGACTCGCGCCTTGCTTCCCAGTCCCATGAATCCGTAGAAGTCCACCACTTGCCCGATGAGTTTTACATGCGAATGGCGGAAGTCCGATGTCCGGTGATCGTTTCGCGAGTTCCCATCCTGCATCGTGGACAGCGTGGCCATCGCTCCGTACTGGCCCTTTTTGTTTGTGCCTCCCGCGCCCGCCCCGCGAATTGCAGGGTCAATACCCGCTCGCATCTTTGCTTGCTGAACCATCATCTCTTCGTTTTGTAGCGACAGTCCGGCCACCGCGGCGTTTGCCATTTCGTAGTGCTGAAACGTGTCTTTCTTCGCGGGAATGAACATCCCCGGCCACAACGTAAAGTTTCGGTCAATCGTCTTGTTCTGATTGTCCAGCGTGTTCACGCCCAACATTCCGTAAGTGATGGCATCGTTCCGCTGATTCTTGGCCGTGGATATTTCTTCTTGGAATCCCTTTAGCATTGAAGCGAATCCCTTACCCTTGATGGATAGCCGCGTTTCGATGATTGGTACCCGATTCTTCGGGATGAAGTTGAACACACAGTTCAGCATCGTTTTCGAGTGTTGGTGAAACCAGCAAATCAGCCGATACTTTTTCTGATTGTGCCACCACGAAAAGTAGCATTCGTAGATGTCCCACTCGCCCATCGTGTTGTCTTGCGAGTCCTGAATCCCCTTGCGCTGATTCTCGCGGCGCTTCACGTCGGATGGTCCAAAACGGTCAGGGTTTCCGAGAATCGCTTTTATTTTCTCTGGAGCAAAGTGGCCTTTGTGCCCGCGCTCCATCAGCTTCCGCTTTTTCAGCGTGCAGCGCCGGATAATGGGATCGTTGTCCTCGAACGGAATATCCGGGTTGTCGATCAGGATGTCCTCGAAGGCCAGGTTGATTACCTTCGGTCCAGCGTAGAGCGTTTCGCTTTCAAATGCGGACTGCCCCTTTGTTCCGTTCTCGCTCGGCGGTTCGTATCCGGCATACACCGCTTCGATTCGTTCCTCTGGAGCAACGCACACGCGAGCTTTTCCGAGTCCTGCTGAGTCGGTGAACCACTCGTTTTCCCGCGTGTACAGATCCAACTCTTGCGGCTCGTAGGCAACGTAGTCGATAAAACTTTCGAGCGTCTTAGCCTTCTTGGAATTTCCTCTCGCCTCTTCGTCACTGTCCGTCGCCGTGAAGTAGCGGAAGTTTGTAACCGGCGAGGTTCCCCAAATCAGTTGCAGCACACGCGCCGAAAGGTCGTCTACCGATTCGGCGGCGAGTGGATGGACGAGGTTCGAGCAATTCGGGAAGGGCCAACTCTTGTTCTTCTCTCGCGGCTCCGCATCCAGGATGCGCCGCAGCTCGGGAATCTCTTTTTCGTGGACCCGTTTCCACTTGGCTTCCAGCGCCTCAATCTGCTTGTGAATCCACTTCTCGATGGCTTCTTTGGTTTCAGTGGGGAAGGAAACAGGGCGCGGCTCGAAACTGCGTGGCGGGCGTTCGGAGATGCTTGCGGAAGGTGTCGCCATGCGAGGATAGTACCTCAGTAACCCCCTGCCCCGCTACCCCGATTTTGGAACGCTGCCTGTTGCTCTTGCAGAAATTTATCCGCTCCATGCACCACGTCAATCGTGGCCGTGAAGTCCCCGAGAACCGCGAGTGTATCCACCGCGCCGCCCGGATACATGCCCAGTTGGGTGAAGAATTTCTTCTGGCTTTCGTGCGCCCACACTTGCTTGCCGCGCACCAGCGGCTCCAGCGCCTCAATCTTGTTTTTTGTCCCTGTTTGCGAATCGTCGTCCGGGAATGTGTTCACGGTCAGCCGCGTTGCTCTCGGCTCCAGACGGTCACGCTGCTTGATGTAGAAGTCCAGCAGTTCCGCCGACCGCTCGCCCATCCAAAACGAATCCAGTTTCCACCGCTTCGCTGTCTTGTAAATCTCTTCCACCAAATCGGAATACTTGGAATCTTCGGCGTACAGGGACATCAAATAAATTCGCGCCGTCTCCACGTCGTAGCCGACTACCCATATTACGTGTTCCTTCCGGTTGACCGATTTCGCATCGTTCGCGCCAACGATCATGCGGAGAATCAATCCTCCCGGCTGGAAGTCGTTAAGAACTTCTCCGTCGTAGACTTCATGCTGCAAAAGCAAAATATTTCGCAGGTCGTCCATTTTCAGTTCTGGCCGCGACTGCTTGAACTTGAACTTCCGCAGCCACTCGGGGTCGAACAGGCGCTCGCCGGGTAAGACGTGCTGGCAGCGATAGAAGTGTTCGTAATCTCCTTTTGTGCCGCTCGCATCCAGCCGCAGTTTTTCCTTGTGGAGTAATTCCATCGTCCACTCGGACGGAAGAATCGGCTGCCCTGCTGGATGGAGTTTGCAGCATCCTCCCTCTGCATCGTGCGTCTCAAACGAAAAGTCGGGAAGCTCTGCGCGAATCCAAGCGTTGATGTCGGCGTGGCACCACGGGTTCCCGATCACAAGCTGGCGGCGGTCTTTCTTCACCTGGGGGTCGTAGCGCGTCCCGACTTGCTGGAACCAACTGATAGTTTCCTGAGCTACCTTTCCGTCGCCGCGCAGCACCGACACCTGCGCTTCGCGTCCAAAAATGTCGTCGCAGATCACGCCTTTAACGTGGATGCCCTGCAACGTCTGCCCCACTCCGCGATACTCGAATGTGCCTGTGGACGCATCGGCTCCCGGCAATCGCTTCTGGTATTTTGTTGCGTTGTTCCAGATGCACTCTTTGTCGGGGATTATTTCGCGGAATACGTTTCGGAAAATGTCGTTGTGCTCGTACACCGCGTCCACGTCACGTCCGATAGCTGTCGCCTGTCCTGCAATTTCGTGGCACACCAGCGTCCGCATATTTTGATCGTGCATCGCCTTCATGTAACGAATCCACGCATCGCCGTAGCCGAGTTTCCGCATGTTCTCTTCGTCAATCATCGTGAACGGGAGCGCCCAAAAAATGGAAAGAGCGATACCAAGTCGAGTTTTGAAATGTGACATAGGGACTTCCATAACAAGGAAGAGGTGTTCATTTTCGAGGCTGCGACACAGGTGTTTATGTAGGGTGGAAAGTCTGGTATATCCCAACACGTTTTTAGAGAACCAATAAAGGCTCCCTAGAGAATTAAGGCGAATAGACCTAAAGTGCCCCTCGTAATCATCCTCTACTGGAGGAACAGGAAGCACGGACCATTTTTCTTTTTTCGGCATTCAATTTCCTATGTTTGAAGTTACGTTGATGTTCTCTCATGCAGGTTCTGCACATCCTGTCTCCACGTGAGTCACGCCCTGTATTCCTCCGATTGAATGGGTGGCCTCTCACGCAATGAGTTTTCTGTTTATTTATCGCGGCCAATCCGTTACCGCGCATGATGTTGACTAATTCCGTGACTGGCTCAAGGTGTTCAGGATTCACGCAGAGTTTAATCCGGCATAAATGATCTAACACCTTGCCGCGTGGGACTGTACGACCGAAGAGAAGGTAAATCGCAAAGTGGGCAATTCTGGTGGTAATTCCTTTAGGTGCTCGAATAGAACCGTAACCAGAGTGATGCACTGCGGCAGTCCAAATCCAACAGTCGCCTTTCAGCGTTGGCACTGGGCATGGAGCAAGTGAGATTTTCTTTCGGATTCGTTCTGGAAGAAATTCGAGCACGTCTAAGAAACCGTATGCAACGCCGCGCTCCGCTTCACCTGATTCTGTTCCAACGCTCCCACCATGCGCGACAAAATTTCTCCATCCCGCAAGATTACCAGTGTCACCTTGACGACTTTGTTTTTCTGGTCCACGCCTTCCAGATCGTAAGCGTGTCCTGCAAATGACGGATAGATGCACTTGTCGCCGCGCTTCCACGCGTACTGTACTTCGGGGCCGATGCTCACAATGGTTCCAGTGGTCGGCTTCCCTTTTTCTTTTTCGGGAATCACGATTGCGCCGCCTTTGCCGCCGCAATCAGGGCAGATGCGCCAGCCTTCGCCGTCACAATCAGAGCACTTCACGGTGAGCGAGGCGTTTCCTGCCTTTAGCCTTCGGCCGCTTCCCTTGCACTCTTCGCAGGAGATCGTGGAGACTTCTTTGCCATTCACTGTGCGCTTGCCTTCGTCCAAGCAAGTCTTGCACTCGAAGCCGGAGCGGTAGTCGTCCTGTAAAATTATTAGGCGATCTGCGTGGGCCTCGAATCCAGCCGCGCCAACCCAGATTATATTTTCACTGAAGTTTGTTGCGATGTCTGGCACTCTGCCCCCTCACATCTTGACCGAAGATTCTACCAGTTTATCAACCGTATTCGGCGCGTCCAGTCGAACAAGAAAAGGCTGTGGAAGTCCAGGCTGTCCACCAAGTGGAATCGTAACTTGCAGCACAATCACGTCTGGCGTCAACTGCGGCGCTCCATTTTTCTGTGTCGGGTTAGCAATCCCCAGCGATAGTCCGCCGTTCTGCACCTTGACGAGCACTCCGCCGACCCACTCGTTGCCATACTTGACGTGTACCGCGTCTCCGGGTTTCAGTTCGTTGCCAAGAAGGTCTTTCATTCGCCCACCCTTTCAACCGTAACATTGTCCGAAGGACTGATGTAAAACACAACGATGGTCTTTCCATCGCGTATGATTTTCATAAGTCTGTGGTCGTCCTCGAACTTTTCCGAGAATTTATCAACTAATCGTTTCCCGAGTTCGATCCGCTCACCGGATACGCGGCCTACTTCGCAGCCGTCTACGCGGATAACGAAAGTGTCCATCAGTCGCCCTCTCGAATCAGCCAGTCTTTTACTTTATCGCACAGCCAATTCGCTGTCTCTACTGTCATCTCCTGGTTTGAATCAACGTGGAGGTTGAAACTGCCATCCTCGCGCTTGGAGTATAAAACGATGAGTACGTAATTAGCGTCGTGCTGTTCCTCTGTAGCTCGGATGAGCGTATCGGTCACAGTTCCCTTTTTCAGAATCAGGTCGCTCACTTTTTACGTGCCCCGTTCTTCGTCGCAATCGCGGATTCCCCGCCGCCGAGTTTTCCCGGATATGGCAACTTTCCTTCTGCTACCTTCTCCAACGCGCACGCTTTCAAGTACGCGCTCAGTGGAATAAATCCAGCAGCCGCCTTTATCTTAGCGTGCTCCGCTGGTGTGACAATTACTGAAATCCTCATGTTGTGCAGACTAGCGCAAGCGTGGTACGTTGTCAAGCGGAGGTTTTATGAAAGCACTTAGCTTGTGGCAGCCGTGGGCTTCTCTCGTTGCTCTGCGCGAGAAGAGGTACGAAACGCGTGATTGGTATACAAAACACCGTGGCCCTCTAGCGATTCATGCGACCGCTAAAATGCCTCCGTATTGGCTGGGGGCATCACGGCATACTGATGCGTTCAGCAATGAACTCTCTGATGTGTTCAACGTGAGGCGCGGTTACGACGCGTTCGCCGCGAAGAAGCTCCCGCTCGGCGCCATCCTTTGCATCGTCAACCTCGTGGACATTCAAGAAACTCGGGACGTGCGTGAGATTCTCTGCGAGCGTGAACTTATCTTCGGCAATTATGAAGATGGACGCTACGCATGGCACCTCGAATTGATGGAAGTATTCGACACTCCAATTCCAGCGAAAGGTAATCGTCTGGTTTGGAATTGGGAGAAACCATGAAAACCGGATGCGTAAAAGAACAACTCACCCTTGATGAGGCCAAGGTGGAAGTGGCTCGACTCTCGAAGAGTGCGCGTGATTGTTTTTGGAATTGGGTGTTCTGTTACGAATGTGAAGCCTTCCACGTTTACCGAAAGAAGAAATACTGATTGACTTCCTTTTCAGTTTTGGCACACTATTAATACTTCCGAGTGCAGCACCTGAACCCCTGGGGCGCGGAGCCGCGAACTCTGCGCCCTTCTCTTTCGCGGAGAGTAAATGAATGTCGGAGTCCAAGACGGCCTAATAGATCCAAAACATGAAGAAGCGATGGGAAGTGCGGTCTGGTTGTTTTTATGGTGTATCCGTTGTGAAACACAGAAGTCAGGATTTGTTTTAGGTGGTGCCGCCCTTAGCTACGCAGAGATTTCCCGCCGAAGTGGTTTCCCTGAAAGACGTATAAGACGGTGGCTCGACAGGCTACGCCTGCACAACTACGTTAAAGTCCACTACACCAACTACAAGATGCTGCGAATTGAGATTATGAAGCCCAAGAAGTGGTTCCCGAAGCAGCAACATATGTTTCACGGGAGCCATCGACCACAAACGGTCAGTCATGATCGACCACAAACGGTCAGTCCGGTGTCCACAAACGGTCAGTCCA